AACCAACGGTACAAGTCAGACCCTACCTTTCAAGCTAAGGCTAAATTACGCAGGGCGACTCGTCGCATTAAGGAAGCTGGGCACTCAAAGTCGTCTGTCCAGTTGACAGGTATTAGCCCCAGTAGATTCAGTGCGTTGCACGGTAATCCAGACTGGTCGAAATGGCATCTTGATCATATTGTTCCACTCTCATGGTTTGACCTGTCCATTCCTTCGCATGTAAGGGTAGCAGCGCATTGGACTAACCTTCAACTGCTTTCAGAGTCGGACAATCTCCTTAAGGGTGACAGGTTTGCAGGGACACCGTCTCAGATTCTTGCGTTTAGGGAACATTTTGACATTACCGCGTATGTAAACGACATGCTGCTCCTCATTGAGGGGCTTGGGAAGTGGTAGCTCAGACAGGGAACGTCGCACACAACAAGCAATACGCTGTCAGTCGCGTCATCAATCGCGGGAACGTGGCACCGCTGCCGACCCAGATTAAGTCTGCAAGGAAGAAAAAAGCTTGCGCGTCTCTCCGCGTGTTCTTGGAAACCTACTTTCCGGACACTTTTGGGCTAACCTGGGCTCCGGTCCACCTCCAGATCATCGAACAGATCGAGGAACGGATCGAAAACGGTGGTCTGAAGGCTCTTGCCCTGCCTCGTGGCTCCGGAAAGACCTCGATCATCCTTCGCGCGGCAATATGGGCGATTGCCACGGGTCGTCGCAAGTTCGTGTGCATCGTCGCGGCCAATGAAGACGCTGCTGTCGGCAACCTGCGGACCATCAAAGCCGAAATCAACAGCAATGAAGCCCTCAGTCACGATTTCCGGAGGGAATTCCACTGCGTCCTGCAACTCGGTGGCGAATCGCGGCGAACGACCAGCCAGAACTACAACAACGAAGACACTGGCGTTGAGTATTCGAACAAAATCATCCACTTCGGGTGCATCCCTAAGACAGTCACGAGCGGCGCGACAATTTCCGCCGTTGGAATCACAGGACAGATTCGTGGCCAGCAGGTCACAACGGTCGACGGTCACACGTACAGGCCCGATTTAGTCCTGGTTGACGATCCGCAGACCAAATCTAGTGCAGGGTCGTCTGCTCAGGTCAAGAAACGTCACGAGACGATGATGGGTGATGTACTTGGACTTGCCGGCCCTGGCGTGCAGATCAGTGGTTTCTGTACCTGTACCGTGATCTATCAGGGCGACCTTGCTGACAAGCTCCTGGATTCCATGCAATCGCCAGAGTGGCATGGCTCGCGTGTTGCGATGATTGAGAAGTGGCCGGTTTGGCGCGAAGGCTGGGACAAGTACTACGAGATTCGGCGTGATGAGTTGTTCCATGATGAGCGTCCATCTCGGTCACTAGAGTTTGTTAAAGAGAACTACGACAAGCTGCACGAGGGAGCACAGGTCTACTGGGAGGAGCGGAAGTCTAAGAGTGACATCTCTGCACTTCAGCACGCGATGGATCTCTACTATCGCGACCAGGGTGTGTTCTATGCGGAGTACCAGAACGCTCCGATGTCTGCGAGCGTGCGACCCCCCTTCGAAATTAACCCCGAACTTGTGGTTCGGCGTGTGACAGGGCTCCCCCGTGGACGTATCCCTATCGAAACGGAGAAGCTTTCCGCGTTCATCGATGTGCAGAAAGAGATGCTGTACTACATGGTCTGTGCGTGGACTGGCACAGGACGTTGCTACATCATCGACTACGGAGGTGCACCAGACCAGAAGATGCACTACTGGACAAAAGGAACAATTCGTTTCACCATGCAGGATCACTTTGGAGATGAACTCGAGGAATGCATCGCTGGAGGCTTGAGTTGGCTGATCGACTTGATACTCAGTAACGACTACACGACAGAGGACGGGAGTGTGATGCAGGTGGACAAACTTGCAATCGACTCACGCTGGGGAGAGACTACGCATGTCGTGCGTAGGGTCGTTCGTGAAAGTCGCTACCGTGGTCGATTACATCCGTCTATGGGAATGTACATCGGCGCGACATCTAAGCCGTGGCAGAAACTTAAATCTGAGAAGAGGGACCGAAAGGGCGTTCACGCAAAACTGACTCCACCGAAAGAGCCAGGTGCGAAGGAGCTTCTGTACGACACCAACTTCTGGAAGTCGTTTGTGGCAGATCGATTGACTTGCGGGACTGAGAGCCCGAAGGCGATCACGCTGTTTGACGCAGAGCCGCATGAACACCGAATGGTCGCAGAGCACTTTGCCTACGAAGAGCCGGTAAGGTGCATCGGTAAGGCTGGGAACGAAGTCATCGAGTGGAAGCAAAACCGACTAGGCGGGACCACAGAGAATGATCTATGGGACTGCATGGTCGGCAATGCGGCTTTGGCTTCCACTATGGGAGTAAGAACGCATGAGGGGCGAGCAGGCAACGGTGGGGCTCACTCTCGTGCATTACAGCGTGTGCTTCAAAAGAGGGTTTAATGAGCGGACGAATGCCATCAACCTGGGGAATCAAATGCCCAGAGTGCAACAGTTTAGAAACGGTTGTAACCAGAACCGAACGCAGCCCGAATAGGCTCATGCGTCGAAGGGCGTGTGCTTACTGTGGTCACAAGTGGTTCACGGAAGAATCAAACACTGACATCAAGATCCAGGATCCTGCACAGAAGAAGGAACGCCCAGAGAAAAAGCGTAAGCCCTCCAGATCTGGAGCCGCTGCGAAGCAAAGGGTTGCTAAGAAAAAGCCCCAGCGGCATTCTTAGAGCATGAGCAATCCAACACCTATTGCAACTTTGATGCAGCAGTACCCTCCACGAACCGTGGAAGGTGACCAGGGTCGTGTCACCACGCACTCGCTGTCTGATGTCATCAAGGCTGATGAGTACAACCGCAAGGCTAAGGCTATGGCGACTCGTAAGACCATGGCAAACACCTTGCGTCACATATCAGGCTTACGGCTTGTGTCTCACAACGGACCTGCAACGTGAAATTATTTGGCTGGTTGAAACCGAAAACCGTCACAAAGACAGTTGTGGTTAACGCTGGCTACGATTCGCTTCGTAGGACGCCAGAGAACACGCGGCACTGGTCTGAGGTGGACTACCTCAGCGCAGACAGTTCGCTTGAGCCTGAGCAGCGCGATACCCTGCGAGCGCAAGCACGTTATGAGATTCAGGAAAACAACGCGTATGGAAAGGGTATTTCGCAGACGTTTGCGTCGGATATTGTTGGTACTGGCCCTCGCTTACAGCTGGGTCTTGGGGAAGAGTCGTTAAATACGTTCATCCAGCGTGAGTTTGGTTACTGGTGTCAATCAACAGGGCTCACTTCAAAGCTCAATATGCTGATTCTTTCGCGCATGATTGACGGCGAGTCAATAGCGAGAATCATCCAGAATCCTTCCTCTGCGTACCCTCTGCGATTGGACCTTCAGCTATTTGAGGCTGATCATCTCACCGCACCGCACAGTGTTGAGCGTATCGGTCCCAATTACGTGGACGGCGTTCACTTGGATGGATTCAGCAATCCTTATGCATACGACCTTTTGGATGAGCACCCCGGCAACAGCGTGCTCACCAACGACATGGAGCACACAACGTACAAGTCGCGAGACATCATTCACCTGTTCCGGAGTGATCGCCCTGGTCAGCATAGAGGGGTCAGTGAGTTTGCTCCGGCACTTCCGCTGTTTGCGTTTCTGAGGAGATTCACACTTGCAACTATTGCTGCCGCTGAGACAGCTGCGAGCGTGGCACAAGTCATTTCAACAGACGCTCCGCTCCCAGAAGAACTCGATGCTGACTTGCAGGAACAGGTGTACGCACAGCAGTACGAAAAGCTCCTGGAAGACTCGATCCGCATTGATCGAAACACAGCGACGGTCTTACCTAACCAGTGGAAGTTACAGCAGTTTGCGGCTGAACACCCGACTACCACATTCAAGATGTTCAAACGCGAAATCCTTGGAGAGATCGCCCGATGCGTAGGGATGCCTGCCATTATCGCGACGTTTGACGCGAGTGACTCCAACTTTGCTTCAGGGCGGATGGACAGCCTTCCGTATCGAAAGCGAATTAAGTCTGAGCAGGTGTCGCTAAGCCGCAGTGTGATGGATCGCTTGCTTTCAGAGTGGATGGTCGAAGCTGCGTTGATGGGAATGCTGGATCAGTGGCCGGAGCTTGTTGGGCAAATTAATCGAATCCGCGAGAACTTTGGAACCGAAGCTGTTGGTCAACGACTTGTGCACGAGTGGCACTGGGACGGCTTCCAAGAAGGCAATCAAAAAGAAGCAGCAAACGCACAGCGACTTATGCTGCAGAACGGAACAACACATCGAGCCAGGGAGTACGCTTCCCAGGGGCTCGATGTGGATCACGAGGACGAACGTGCTGCGACAAGCTTTGGCATGACAGTCGAAGAGTATCGCAAGCTTTGTGCGACTTCAATTTTCACCAACGGGAACTTGGTCGGCAATGGGCTGGAAGAATCGGCTCCGTCATCAGAGACGGAAACTCAATCGGAAGATTAAGGCGGAAGCAAAGCAGGACGTTACGTTTGCTGCGACTTCGCTTGAAATTCAAGCTGCTGAGGACGGATCAGGAGCAGTGGACATCGTTGCGTACAACGGTGGCTTACTGAAGCTTGGCAACTTTCCTCATCCTGCTGTCATCGACCTGAACGGAGTCCAACTCCACGGTAACGCAAGTACGCAACCATTACTGAGAGATCACGACCAAGGTCGCCCTGTTGGGCACGGCACACCATCAATCAATAACATCAACCTTCTTGTACAGGGGACGCTTTCGGTCCCAGGTGAAGAGCGTGACAAGATCATACAAGCCAAGCAGAACGGTTTTGCTTGGCAGGCTTCTGTCGGCGGATCGATTCCTGATTCCCGAAAGAACATTCGCGTTGTCGCTGCAGGCCAAAAGGCAACAGTGAATGGACGAGAGTTTCAGGGGCCGATTGTTATCGTCAAGGCGTTTGTTTGGAAGGAGACTTCCTTCGTCGCCCTTGGCGCTGACGAGGACCGGGCAACAGCCAACGTGGCTGCGGCAAATAACAATTCCAGGAGAAATCCAGTGAACGAATTTGAGAAATGGCTGCAGGCGATGGGTCTGGATGCCAACGAACTTGAGGATACTCAGAAGACTGAGTTGCGTGCAGCTTTCGATGCGTTGGAGGGTAACTCCAGCAACAATCAGCAGTCGCAGGTTGCTACAGCTGATGTTTCTGAATTGGT